ATCAATATTACAGCTCAACGCAGACGGCGTAGGATTAATAAACTCAAGTCCAGAAATAGACGGCGTCGTCAGGCGCATGCCCGTCGTCGTAGGTAGTGGAGATAAACTATATCCAAGTTTTCCACTAGAAATGTTAAGAATAGCAGTAGGCGACCCAAGTTATCAAATCAAGACTAATGAATCTGGAGTAGAGTGGGTAAGAATACCAAATTATCCAAACATAAATACAGATGCAAATGGTAGAATTTGGGTACAACAAAATGTAAAGTTTTATAGACAAACTGCAACAGAGTATATGCAGAATCCAATACCAGCACCTTTTGTTATCTTCGGAGTTACAGCAGAAGGAGTAACTAATCCCGTGCCTACAGCACAAGGAGCTGTATATCCGCATGAACTTCAAGCAAATGTGTTACACTCTCTTATAGAGGGTAACAGTCCTTCAATTCCTACTTGGAATCTTGCAGTAGAGTTAGGAGCAGCACTTGCAGCTTTGATACTACTTGCACTTACAGCCTCTCGTCTATGGCTTTCACTTCCAGTACTTATATTCACGATTGGAGGGCTAATTTACTTTACCCTGGAAATGTGGAAATCTTCTTACTTGGTAGATGTTTCTGGCACTATTTTTGTCGCGTTTTTATTCTGGGCTTTCATAACTTTCCGTAATTTCATTAAGCAATATTTGCTTCGATTACAAATTAAACAACAATTTGGCACGTACGTAAGTCCAGACTTAGTGAAAAAATTACAGGAGGACCCAACATTACTGAGATTGGGTGGGGAGACTAAACGACTCACTTTTCTTTTTTCAGATATTCGAGGATTCACACCAATCTCGGAAAAATACCAGAGTGATCCTCAAGGTTTAACTCGTTTAATCAATCGTTTTCTCGATAATCAGACTGAAATAATTTTAAAACACAAAGGTACAATTGACAAGTATATGGGAGATTGTATAATGGCTTTTTGGAATGCACCACTTGATGTGGAGGAGCAAGAGAGAAAAGCAACAGAATGTGCACTCGAAATGAGAATAGCACTAGGAGAATTAAATGAACAACTTAAAGAAGAAGGTTTGCCAGCTATTAACACAGGTGCCGGAATCAACAGCGGACCGTGCGTCGTTGGAAACTTTGGTAGCTCTTCACGCTTTGATTACAGTGTCCTTGGCGATGCTGTTAATCTTGCTGCACGTTTAGAATCCTCTTGCAAAGAGTACGATGCAGATTTAATCATATCTGAACACAGTTTAGTTGACGGCTTCGACTACGAATTTTTAGATGAAGTAACGGTAAAAGGCAAGTCCGAGCCAGTTAAAATATACACCATCAGAAAATAGTACTTGACTTTTAGTTGTCTTTTTGCTATAATTATGAAAGAACAAAAAATGTTCAAAAGTTTAAGGGAATCATTATGGATGCAAATGAAGTGGCCGCAGAGCTTGCCAAGCACGAAGCTGTATGCGCAGAACGGTGGAAAACTTGTTTCAATAAGTTTGACGACATCGAAGGTTCAATCAGTAGAATAGAAACAATATTAATTAGTGTGTCAGGCACCCTTATCGTAGCGGGCGCTGGCATCATATGGACTATGTTTTCAATGCATGGTTAGGAGAAACAATGAAAAAAGATTATCAAACAAAAGACATAAAAGCTACTAAAACTAAAAAAGTTAAAGAAGTTAAAGAAGGCGTAATATTTGAAGACAATGAAGTTTACAAATTTATCTGGAAAGGAGAGACTCACGGCTTTACCAAATTAGAAAATGCAGAAATTGCACTAAAAAGAACAAAAGGAGAATAGATGTCAAATTCAATCGAAGATGCTTTGAAAAAAGCAGTCAAGCAGGTAGAATCAGGAACAGTTCAAGAAGGAGCAGGTTCCGAGCCTGAACAAGAACTTTCTACAAGAGTAAAAAGACTACTTGCAAGAAAAACAAATCTTCAAAGAAAACGCAGAGCAAAATTACCTAAAAATTTAAGGTGAAAAAGAAATCACCTGAAGAAAGATACGAAATTTGCAAACAATGCCCACATTTAAAGAAGTGGAAAGTTTGTGAACTTTGTAGTTGTTTTATGCCCCTCAAAACAAAAATAAGATGGGCGGAGTGTCCAGACAACCCACCGCGTTGGACATAGGAGCAATAAATGGCACTAACTGCTAAACAAAAGAAATTACCAAAAGCTTTACAAAGAGCTCTCTTAGCAAAGCAAAAAGGTATGGGTAAGAAGAAAAAGAAAAAGGGTGGAAAGAAGAAGCGTTCAAGAGGCTAAACCTCTACCAGACTTTACCGTCTGGCTATGGTACTTTAGGAAGATAAAAAACGTATGTCCCTGGTCTTATAAATCATTTATAGCAGGTACTACAAATATTGTTCCCTTCAAGTTAGAAACTCTTATAGAAAATGAGACTAACTGGAACGAGCAACCATGGGAGGTGATCATCTACACAATGGGTGAGAATCAGACTCTTGACGAAATGGACTCCATAGTAGAAGAAAGAAATGAAGTTCAGGACACTTGTGAATATTTATGGTCTCACCCATCTTTTTCAAAAGGTGGAAAAAATCAAACGCCTAAACCAGTAATTATACAACAGGACAGGGCAAGATTAATGGAATTAAGAAATGCCAGCAAGAAAAGTTAAAGGCGGTTGGAAGTGGGGTAAATCAGGAAAGGTTTATCGAACCAAAAAAGAAGCAGAAAAACAAGGCAGAGCAATATATGCGTCTGGGTACAGAAAAAATGGCAAGAAATAGTTTTCTAAATGAGTCTTATTTTAACATTGCAAGAGGCAAAATAAATAAAGCTACGAACATACATAAATTTGGTAGGAATCCAAGTGTAGGCGGTGTTCCAGAAACAATTTGGATGCACGGTGGAACTTATACCTATTTAACATCTGCTTCAACAGTTTATGTATCAGGTGCTGACGCACAAGACAGCGCTGCTGGAACAGGTGCTCGTACGGTTACCGTTCAAGGTTTAGACGCTAATTATAACGAAATTGAAGAAACACTTACAGTTGATGGTGCAGTTTCAACCAAATCATTTTTAAGAGTTTATAGAGCCTTTGTTGCTTCAGCAGGTTCATTACAAACTAATAAAGATAATGTGTTAGTATCAACAGGTGCTAGTGGAGGTGGTACTGTTCTTGCTGATATAGGAATAATTGGTACAGGTACTACCTTTGGTTTAGGTCAAACTCAATTAGCTTTATATACAATACCTGCTGGCAAAAGTGGTTATTTAATAAATTGGAATGTTGGAATTGGTGCTTATAACGACACTGCTACAGCAACATTATATACAAGAGAAGTAGGTAATGGTTTAATTTTTAGAACAAGAGATATTATGGACATTCCAGGCGGACTTCATCAAAGAACATATACAGTACCGTTTGCTTTACCAGAAAAAACAGATATTGAAATTAGAGCAATCGCTACTACAGGTACAACTGTATCAGCAGCATTTGACATTATACTGATTGATAACTAAAATGGCAAGAAAAAGAAAAACAGCAAAGAAAAAACCAGTGCCGACAAATCCTACACTTTATGCAAGAGTGAAGGCAGAAGCAAGAAGAAAATTTAAGGTCTATCCAAGTGCATATGCAAATGGATGGTTAGTAAAAACATATAAGCAACGTGGCGGAAAATATAGAATGGGCGTTGCAAGGAAAAGAAAAAAATGATAGATTGGTTTAAACTTAAACTAACACAAATACTAAATATAGTCACAGGAAAAGATAAAAACTGGGACGGGTCAGTAGATATTAAAGATAAATTAATAGAAGCTGAACAGAAAGCAAAAAATGGAAGCTAAACTTTTAAAAAACGGAAAATTCGTATTAGTACAAAAAGATGGGCATACTGACGCAGCTTCAGTAATTAAATCTTGTAAGACTATAATTTCACATTCTCAAATGATTCTAGACCATTTGACTAATCCAGAGGCAGATTTGCCTACTTGGTTTACAAATAAAATAGCAATTTCAGAGTATGAAGTGGTCTCTGCTGCAAACTATATTGCAGATGGAGAGATGGATCACCATCAAGATGGCTAAACCAAGTGGTGGATTAACAAGATGGTTCAAAGAACGGTGGGTAGATATATCGAGACCTAAGAAAAAGGGCAGATATCAACCTTGTGGAAGAAAAAAAGCAAGGACAGCCAAAGGCGGCTATCCAAAATGTGTCCCTGCAAGAGTCGCTTCAAGAATGAGCGCAGCAGAGAAAAGGTCGGCAGTTCGCCGCAAACGAAGTAAGGCACAAGGAATTGGAGGAAAACCAACTTTTGTCAAAACTTTTACAAAACGGAGACGCCGAAAGAAAAAGTAGGCATATGAATAATCTGACTAATGAGATTGAAAAAGTATTAGATTTATCACAAAGATTAAAAGTGGCAGTTCAACTAGAACTAGAGTATGGCTGCCAATTAAAAAAGTTATTAAATTTACCGAGAACTCCAAACAATGAAGTTCTCATTAATAGGCTAATAAGCCAAAGTACTCGTTGAGAGTAAACAGGAATTAAAAATGGCAAGAACAGGCAATTTTCTAAGCGGACCTACTGGTGTTCATAACACTCAGAAGATTCGTAAACATAGACTCCAAAGAGGAGTTACAAGAGATATGAACGCAGCCGCTGGAGCTTTAGTAAACACTAAAGATGCTTACAGTGTTGGTGGCATGAGATATAGTGCAGCACCTAAAGCTGTAGGACCAAGATTTGGTAAAACAACTACTCCAAAAAGCGCGAGATTTGGAAAAAGAAATCCTGCTACTATATTAACGAGAAGGAGAAGAAGATAGTATTTTAAAACAAATCAATAAAATTATGAAGTCGGGAAGACTCGACAAAGTAGTAAAGAAATCTTTACTTATAGGGATGAAAGATGGCACTAACAGCAGCAGAAAAAGCAAGGCTAAAAAGAGCAGGTCTTAGCGGACTTAACAAGCCTAAAAGAACCCCGAACCACAAAACCAAAAAAGCCGTAGTAGGCGTAAGAGTTGGTGGCAAAATAAAGATTATAAGATTTGGGGCTCAAGGTATGGGTCATAACTACAGTCCAGAAGCAAGAAGAAGTTTTAAGGCACGACATGCCAAAAACATTAGAAAAGGGAAATCTTCAGCAGCATACTGGGCAAACAAAGTGTTTTGGGCAGGTAAAGGAGGCTCTAAGAAGCGTCCGCCTAAATCACAAAAAAGAACATTAGGACTAAAAAGGAGAAGATAATGGCAACTGCAAACGGAACAAAACTATGGCTTGAAGAAGGCATAGTACATGCAGGAAAAATGCTACAAGATTTAATCAAAGTAGAAGAATTTAGAGACTTATCACCAGCAGAGAAGAAGATAAAAACAGTATCGGCTACTTATTGCTACCTTTACACTAAACTAAAAGAGCTGGATTTACTAATAGATTCAGAAGATAATATATTCCCTGACGAGACAATACATTGATAGAAATTAGCCGTACAGATATACTAGGCGACTACCTCATGGACTTAAGTCCTGAGAGTCGTTTCATTAAACTACCCATAATGGAGTATCTTGAACTGTTAGGTATAGAACCTAACTCATCCCAAAAAGCAATTATAAATGCTGTTAATAATCCCAAATATAGATTCGTTTGTGCGGCTATATCTCGTCGTCAAGGTAAAACTTACATTTCAAATATAATAGGACAACTGGTTTGTTTAGTACCAAACAGTCATGTACTATTAATGTCACCTAACTATTCATTATCGCAAATCTCATTTGATTTGCAAAGAAATCTTATTAAACATTTTGATTTAGAGGTACTTAGAGACAATGCAAAAGATAAAGTTATTGAACTTTCAAACAATTCTACAATTCGTATGGGCTCCATTAACCAAGTTGATTCGGTTGTGGGTAGGTCATACGATCTCATCATATTCGACGAGGCCGCTCTCACAGACGGGAGGGATGCTTTCAATGTTGCGCTCAGGCCCACACTAGATAAAGAAAACTCCAAAGCAATTTTTATATCTACTCCAAGGGGTAGAAATAATTACTTTGCGGAGTTCTATTATAGAGGCTTCAGCGAAGAATTTCCAGAATGGTGTTCCGTAAAGGCAACTTATCATGAAAATCCTCGAGTATCTGAATCAGATATTATAGAGGCAAGAAAAACAATGTCAGAAGCTGAATTTGCTCAGGAATATATGGCAGACTTTAATGTCTATGAAGGACAAGTTTGGGCATTTAATCATGAAGAATGTTTAGCAGATTTATCTCAATTAGATACTACTGGCATGGATATTTTTGCAGGTCTTGACGTAGGTTACAAAGACCCTACTGCATTTTGTGTATTTGCATATGATTGGGACAAACGAAAATATTACTTAGTAGATGAGTATATGGACTCAGAAAAAACTACAGAACAACATGCTTTACAGATTCAAAAATTAATTCAAAAATGGGATATTGATTATATTTATATTGATTCTGCAGCTCAACAAACAAGATATGATTTTGCACAAAACTATGATATTACTGCTATTAATGCTAAAAAATCAGTACTTGATGGCATAGGTCATGTTGGAGGAATAGTAGATAATGATGACCTTATAGTTAATCAAACTTGTAAAGAAGCCATATCATCATTAGACCAATATCAATGGGACCCTAACCCTAATTTATTAAAAGAAAAACCAAAGCATAATATGGCATCCCATATGGCTGATGCTATGCGATATGCGTTATATACATTTGAAACTACAGCCACAACGTTTTAGTAAGACCTACAAAAAACAGTTCTTGACATTTGCTGTATGTTTTTGGTATAATTCTAATTAAGAGTAGAAATATGAATTTCAAAAGAGATTTAGTTAAATACGT